GGTATTGCTGCCATTAGATGCATTTGTTGTCTTAAGATGCAGGGAAGGGCCTTCCCAATAGTGCGAATTGGTTGGCAAGAAGACAGGCTCAACTGCGGAACCATCGTCATCGGCATACTTAACCGAGCCTTCCATGACATTCTTTTGTGCCGCGATATAGTAGTAATGGCTGTTAGTTTTGCCAGTGTTATAAGCCGCACCAGATGGCTCTTTATCGAAGCCTTCATATCGAGCGACTTCTGAATGCTGCCGCTCAACGCCATCGGCTTCTTCTGGATTGCCAAACTGTAAAACACCACCTTGGCTATTGATTAAAGCAATCATGCCGTTATCCGCGTGCATAGTTGCCGTAATAACTGGCTCAACAGGATAAGTGCCGCCATTGTGCACCGTGATGGTGTTGGTATAGTATTCAGGATCCGCTGGGTTAGGTGACCATGGAGAAGCGGTTGGCTCTTTTCCTAGCTTAATATTATCAATACAAACCCATCCTGGACTTGCTGATGTTTTAATAAAGCCAAAGCGCAAAGCGGTTACAGTGACGTCTTTGTCCGCCGTCCACGTTTTTGCAAAGCGATGCCACGTTGTTTGATCCCCCGAAGTTTCCCGTGAGTCATGAGCCATTGACAATGCAAAAAGCGGATCTGGTTCGGCTGTCAGCAAATAGTCAGACGCTTGCCCAACTGCTGACCCAGCGGTTGCGTAGTAGTAGCTATATGTCCATGTTTCTCCCGATTTAATAGAAACAGGTGAAATTGGGTATTGCGCGTATTGGTCATTAACCACCGAAGAATCTGAATTATCATTTTCAATACGTAGCATGTATTTGCCAAACGGCGTCGGGAATGTGCTCGTTGCTGGAATGACCGTAAAGTTTCTCTTATCATCAGTTGGCTTACCATCGCCCCATGTAAAGTTCGCTGGTGTTTTACCTGATTCAAATCCAGAATCTGTCAGCATGTTTACTGGCATGTTCTTGTATGGCATATTATCAGCCGTCTGCATGGCTACCGAGTGGGCGATGCCATCGGGGACAAATAGCGTGAACGAAGATGTGATCGCATTCCGGCCTTTAGGAACATCGTCAATATCAGAAAAAGTAGCAATCCAATATTTTGATGGGTCATCGTTGAAAGAAACCTGATGACTATCGCCATGAAGGATGCTGTTGAGCTTATAGAATGCTTGCCGGAACGAAAGATTGTCCGCTGCTGCAAGTCTGTAGCCAACAACAATCTCACGAGAAGGGTTACGAACATACTGGATGAACTCACCATCTGACTTGCCAATCGTTTGTTTTTCGATTGACTGACTTAGTAGTTCTCGGCCACTGACTTGCAGCGTGCTATAACCCGGAATCAAGTCTTCAATGTACTGGCCATCTATTAGCATCGCCTCTGCCGGGCGCTGATTATCATCAGAACCCGTGAAGGGCGTTGTTTCTCTAAAATCATACAAAGTTAAAATAGCCCCTTTCGTCGATTGCTCATTCGTGTCATGCGACTGAGCTCTGCTTGCATTGGGTTTGCAGTTGCACGAGCAACTTCTCGGCCGTCAATGTACAGCGGAACCTCAATCGTTTGCTTGCGAGTGTAGTTGACATCAAGATTTGAGGACAAGGTTGCGCCCTGTACACTGTTATTAAGCGACTGCAATGATGCATCAAAGGGAGAAGTATTCACTGCCGGCATCGTAACTGCAGCACTATCAGCAATAGCTTGTGCCATGCTCGAAACGTTCTTTTGGACATTTGAGAACTTGTCAGTAAGCCCTGCATTCAAGCCGTTCATGATGGCGTTACCGGCAGGTATGAGCAGCTTGGCATCGTAACTGATTGGGCCTTTATGCTTGCGAATCCAAGAAGCAATTCCGCCAACAAAATCGGTGATCTTCCCCCAAACTGCTTTGAGGCCATTGAAGAAGCTATCCATGATGGCGCGGCCAGCTGCCAATAGATCAATGTTTTTCAAGGCGTTGAATCCTTTTTTTATGCCATTTACAACATTTGTAACAATTGTTACAAGACCGTCCCAAATAGCTTTTAAACCACGTACTTCATCTTGCATAAATCCGATGGCAGCATTTTTTATCCCATTCCAAATATTTGACATTGTATTTTTTATGCCGTTTAGTAGGCCACTGAAAAATCCCGGCAAAGCATTCCAGATATTTTTAGCCGTGTTGACAATGCCATTCCACAGATTTGTTACAAATGACTTAATACTGTTCCACGCTGTAGTGGCAACGTCTACAATGCCATCCCATAATCCGCTAAAGAATGATCCCAGCGCGTCCCAAATTGCAGAAGCTCCGGAAACAATGCCATTCCATACCGCTTCAATAACATTCGTAAACAGATTCCAAGCTGTTTGAGCGTACGTAACAATTCCTTCCCAAAGGCCAGAGAAGTACGTAACAAGGCCATTCCAGATCTGGCCAGCGGCTGAAACAATGCTATTCCAGATGAGCTGCAGGTCAGCGCCTAGCTTGTTCCAGCTTCCGGTAAGCAAATCGATGACAATAAGAATGGGACCCATAATAACTGCTTTAAGCATGTTCCAAACACCGGTAGCAATTTGGACAATCCCATTCCAAATTGTCGTCAGGGAACCGCCAAAGGTTGACCATACAGCAGTTGCTACTGCAACTATTCCATTCCACAGAGTCGTGAAGAATGTGGATAGCACGTTCCAAACTGTCGTTGCTGCAGTAACAGCACCTTGCCAGATAGCTGAGAGAGTGGTTGTGAATGCTGTCCAAGCAGCTGATGCCGTGGTCGTAATCCCAGTCCATAGATTACTGAAGAAATCTGTAATGCCGCCCCAAGCTGTCTGAATTCCGCTAATTGCAGATGTAAACGCACTCGATATAGCATTCCAAACAGCTTGCGCAACTCCTACAAGTCCTTGCCAAGCTCCTTGTAACCATGAAACAAATCCCGACCATAGTTTTTGGCCAGTCTTGGTTTGGGTAAAAAAGTACACCAGACCAGCAACCACTGCTGCAATCCCAGCAATCAAAAGTACCCACGGATTCATGCCTAAGATCAATCCAAACGCTTTCCAAACACCACCAGCCGTTTTTACGATAGTTCCGAAGTTAGTGATAACGGATATAACGCCTCTAATAGGGCCGATCATTTTAGAAAAAACACCGAGAACGCTTGAAAATCCGCCGATGGCTAATCCAATTACTTTGAAAGCCCCGACAGCACCAAGAATCGCCGCTGCAAATGATTTGACGATGTCGTTAGCAAACGCTGCTTTAACAACTGCTGCAATTGGCTTCAAAACAGCCACCACTCCGCTTAGAGCGCCCTTAACACCGTCAAAAATTGCTTTCCATGGTAGATTAGCAATAAAGTCCCCAACGGTAGTCATCGATTCCATTGCTGCTACTCCGAAATCTGTAACAGCTTTTTTGATTCCGTTAAATACTCCCGACATTTGCCCATTACCGAATGCCGAATTAAAAGCATCTCCGACCCTTTGAGCAACGCTAATCAGATTGACAAATGCGACATTCGCTAAACTACCAACTAGGCTCCAAATGGTTTGTAAAACGGACCCGACTCCTTGGAGAACGGAACTGAGCCCACTCATCGAGTCGCCCTTCCCTAAGCTGCTTAGTTGTGTCTTGATGTTCAATACCAATGCCGAAAATGGAGAAAAGAATTTGCCGATTGATGATATAACAGAATCAAAATTAATTGCGCCAATCTTATCAATGATTCCACTAATAGCTCCGACAGCGACTTTAGACATTGCCTGCCAAGCAGGTTGAAGCTTGTTTGCCAGTGTTTCCTGAAGGCCGTCCATTGCCTCGCCGACTGTCTTGTAACTCGTGGCCATCTTCTGGAAAGCCTTGCTGTTGCCTGCCTTTTCGATACCATCAAAGAACTGCTGTGTGCTTACTTTGCCGTTTTGAACATTCTGAACGAGTTCTTTGGTAGTCATACCCATTGCTTTCGCCACAGCCGCCATGCCTGCTGGAGTCTGTTCAAGCATTAGGCGGAAGTCAGCCCACTGTACCATCGGCTTAGCGGCCATTTGTGTACCTTGTTCCATCAACGTCTTCATGGCTTGCTTTGGATCATCAGTGGCAGCAGCTAAGCCACCCATTCCTTTGACAAGACTACCTACTCCTTTTACACCTACTGATGCAAACTGCGCATAGGCAGAGGCCATATCAGACGAGCTATAAATAGTCTCCTGAGCATATGATTGCAGTGACTTTTCAATTGACGAAATCTGTGCAGGCGTCTTACCCAGAAACTTCATGTTCCCCTCAAACGTCTGCCAAGCTTTGCTTGATTCGTCTAGTTCTCCTACCATACTTCTCACACCATCGCCAATAGCCCCTACCACTTTGGTAAGGCCTATGGCTCCAGCAATTTTGCTCACGGTTGATACAAAATTACCCGCTGGTTTTGTTGACTTTTCAAAGCTATCACCGACCTTTGACGCAGAATTCGCGATGTTCTTGAAAGTACCCGAAAAATTTCGGTCAACGGCAGATAAAATTGCTTCAACGCTAAAACTGTCAGCCATGTGCTCCCTCCTTTCTTTCAGATAACGGAATGATTTTGCCTTCGCGCTTCAACCGCTGAAATTCGGCCATCCGTTTTGCGAACACTTGTGCTCTCTTTTGTTTGAGCTCGGTTTTGCTCATCTGTGATACTTCATAATTGGGCTCATAATTTGATCGCACGT